TATTAGCGATCTCGACCCAACAATTATTGTTATTATTCTTATTGTTGTTATTCATTGTAATGGGTCCTCTTCGTCTTTAAGTAGATGGGTCCCATACTGGAAATACTCCCCTTGGAGTCCCTTAAAGGTACCCCCTTGGACCCCCCTATGGTCCCCATTTCGTAGGGGTATATGTGGTACATATGGTATGGGACTCAGAGAGGAGAGCTACACTTAGTAGCTAAACGTCTCCACTCTGATAGGGATTTAACGAGCGAATGCGAGGAAAATCCCTGTTTTGCGGCGAGTATGGTGGCCTAGCCACCGAGACCGCTCGGAGAGCGGAACACAAACGGCCGCATATATGAAGGCTCAGGGTTTCATACTCTATGTCTCACTCTGAGAGTCTCACTCTGAGAGTATCTTTCTTATATGGTTTATAAGAGTATCCTCCTTATATGGATATCATCAATGGGTATCCATACTCCATGTTCCTATCCTCGTATACGGCTGGTTATGATCCTCACGGGGATACATGATGGGGGCGAACCTCAGGGAGGCGCGGGGCGGAACGCAAACGACCGCATCTATGAAGGCAGAAACCCGAAAGCTCGCCACCCTCGGGGGTGGAACGCAAGTGGACGCATATATGAAGGCAGAAACCCGACCCGAAAGCGGTTGACTGTTTCCCGCCGCCCGAACGTGGTAAGGTCCTCCCTTGGACCCATCCAAAGGAGACACCCAATGCCGGACTACAACGACCTCGCCGATTTGATCTCACAGCAGCTTGTCGGCCAGCAGCACGATACCGAGAGTACCCTCCCCGAGCGGTTCAAGGTGGATCACCTGATGGACATGGCCCGCTGTGTCGCGTTGGGCGACATTGACGAGGCCGAGCTTGTCGAGGAGTGCCGGAAGGCCGGCGTCGATATCTCGACTTGGCTCCAAGAGAATTTCAGCGACTAACTCGGAGACACCCCAAGGGGTCTCCCATTGGAGGCCCTTTATGGCTCTTGAAACTGCTACCTACATTGATGGGCTGGTCAACACCAACCCCACGTCTGGTGATCCGGTCTCCGCTGGTGATGACCATGTGAGGCTCATCAAGACCGTCCTGAAGAACACCTTCCCGAACGTCGCCGCCGCTGTCACCCGTACCGCCGCTGAGATGAACTACCCGGTGCCCATCGGGTCGGTCCTCATGTGGTGGGGCCTCGACGCTGAGGTTCCCGATGGCTTCGGTCTCTGCGATGGCACCACCTATGACCGTACCGACGGTGGTGGTGACCTGATTTCGCCGGACCTCAGGGGCCTCTTTGTGAGGGGCGCTGTGAACGACGCCGGGGTGGGTGTCGCTGGTGGCGCTGATAGCGTCAGCACCAGTAGCAATGGCGCTCATACCCATACCGTCTCTGTTGCCTCTGGTGGTGCCCATGCGCATACCGGCTCCACGAGCACGGATGGTGCCCACGATCATGGTGGCAGCACCGTGGCTGGTGGTAACCACGATCATGGTGGCAGCACCGTGGCTGGTGGTAACCACGATCATGGTGGCAGCACCGATAGCCACTCCCTGACGACCGCTCAGATGCCAGCCCACCGTCACAAGATGGCGGCTAACGTCACCGATGATGGTGCCGGTGGTAGGGTCGGAGCCAGCCAACAGGTGGCCGCTCAGAACGTCTCCGGTACCGACGAGTACCACCTGACTGGTACCTCAACGGAGGCCACTCTTGGCCAGACCGCTGAGACAGGCGGTGGCAGTGGTCACAGCCATGGGATTGGCAACTCGGGTACGCACACCCACAATATTGGCAGTTCTGGTACTCACACCCACAACATCACCAGCGGCGGTAACCACAACCACTCCGTCACGATCCCCTCCGGTGGTGCCCACACTCACACCGGTACCGCTGAGTCGGGTGGCGCTCACCAGCACACGGTTGCCACTGTCCCGGCCTACCGGGGTATGCACTTCATCATCAAGATTTAAGGTAGACTATGCCGAACTTCCCCGTCCGAGGGGTCGGGGCAGGCGGTATTGTTACCGACCGTTCCCCCTATGACCTCGACCTCAATACGTGGTCCAATGGGCTGAATGTCCGCTTCTCCGGGGGCAACGTCGAGCGGTACTCAGTGTTTCGGGACGCTTACCCGAACTGTGACTACCCTCTGACCGCCGATGGTCTGCCTTCGGGTATCCTTCTTCGCCGCACACCGACTGATGAACGCTCGGTGTACTGCACCCGTGATTTCCAGTTCCTCGGTGTTGATAGCGCCGGGGCCTTCGTTGACTTCTCCCCGACCTCAGGGACATTTGCTGCGAACGATCTCCGGTACACCAACGCTTTCGTCGGTGGTGTCACCTATGTGAACCGTTCCGATGAAGTACCCCATTACATCACCCCGGCGGGGACCGAATTTGCTGTCGTCCCTGACTGGCCCGAGACGTACACCGCCGCGTCAGTCCGGGAGTTCGGTGACTTCCTGATTGCTCTCAACGTCACCAAGGACACGTCGCCCAATCAGGCCCTCTACAAGTGGACCGATGCAATCCAATACGGTACCGTTGCCAGCTTCGATCTCACCCCCGAGGGGACCCTTGCTGGTGAGAACGTGTTGAATGACGCTCAGTCGGGTCTCGTGGACGGTCTGTCCCTCCGAAACAGCTTTATGATGTACACTTCGACCGACGTGTACGCATTGAACTACATCGGCGGTGACTTCATCTTCGAGACTGACAGGCTTTTCGCCGATGATGGCGTAATAGCCCTGAATTGTGTCGTTGAGGTTAACAACAAGCACTACGTTTTCGGTACTCAGGACCTCTATGTCCATGACGGTATCACCAAGGAGTCACTGACGGCGAGGCGAGTTCACAAGAACGTCTTCTCGATCATCGACTTTGCGAACCGGGACAAGTGCTTCGTCTACCATGACTCCGCTCAGTCGGAGATTGGCTTCGCGTTCCCTACCCTTTTGGATGAGGTTACCCCCTCCACCACGGGTGGGTGCAACATGGCGGCTGTCTACAACTACGCAGACGACACTTGGACCTACGTTCAGCTTCCCAATGCGGTGGGCTCGGTCACGATGCGTCTGAACGCCTCAGAGGCTTGGTCCTCTCAGACGTTGACGTGGGCCGATATGGACACGGCTTGGACCTCCTTTGAGGGCTCCGAGGCCCGCACCATTGCACTCGCCTCGTCTGGTGATGCTACGGAGCGACCAAGGACCCTTCTTTTGGATCATCCAATGAAGGGCCGCTCTTCGATGCCCGTTGTGAGCGCCTATCAGTACGAATCTGTCGCTGAACGTGTCGGAATGGACATGGACAACATCGGCGCTGAGATCACCGGCCGGAAGATGCTCAAGAGGTTGCTTCCTCAGGTGGCCACTCTGGACCCCGACGCTGAGTTCTACATTCAGCTTGGTCGAAGCAGGTTCTCAGGGTCGGACGTGATTTGGGAGCCCCGGAAGAGGTTCGACCCCTTCACGATGTACAAGCTCGATACGAGGAACACCGGAAGGTACCTCGCTATCCGCATCATCGGAGTGGGCGGCACAGCCTTTGAACTCTCGGGGTATGACCTCGACTTGATCCAGATTTCGAGGAGATAACATGCCGGCGGTCAATGGAACGGTAAAGCCTTATATCCCCGCCCCGGCCCCTGCTTTAGAGGGCTCCACAAGAACATACGCCTACAGTGAGTTCCAGAAGCTGAGACAGACTTTGGACTCAATTCAGGCTCTATTGAAAGAGATCAAGGATACCCTTGAGCCTCTCTAAATCCATCGGAGATTTTCATGGGATTATTTGACTCTCTATTCGGGAGCGGCCCGGAGCCCGTCGAGACGCCTTTCGAGAGTGCCCCGTGGGAGCCTCAGCAGCCGTTCTTGGAGTTTGGCTTCGGTCAGGGCAAGGACGCCCTTAAGAACGCCCTCGCGGGCCTCAAGGGGCTGAACCTCAATGCGGGCCTCAGCGCGGGCCAGACTGCGGATATGGCTGCCATCTCCGGTGCCGGCCGCAGCTTCGCCGGAATGTCCGGTGACACCTTGGCTCAAATCCAAGCGATGCTCGGTCAGGGCATGAACGTTGGGCAGAATGCTCAGGGTTCGATGATGGACATTGCTCGGGGTGTCGCCAATGGTGGCAACAATGGGGTTGACCAGTCTGCCGATAAGGCCATGCAGCTTGCCAAGCAGCTTGGTACTTACTCCTCTGGCATCAGCCCGCATACGAAGACAGGTCAGGTCTACAACGACGTTCGTCAGGACAAGACCGGGAGCATCTATCAGAACGCTCAGGGCATCGCCAATGATCCGACTGTTCAGGCCAGCATCGACGCTACCCTGAAGGACGTGAACAAGGCGTTCCAGCGGGACGTTGGTGGCCTCAATGCCGCCGCCTCGGGTACCGGGAACATCAACTCGACTCGGGCCGGTGTCATGGAAGCCCGAATGGCTGACGACGCCATGGACCGGGCTGCGGGCATCTCTGCCAGCGTCAGGAGCGATGCTCTTGCCAAGGGTCTCGGTGTGGCTCAGGGAGCCGCCGGGATGCGTCAGGACGGCATGCTTGGGGCTAACGCTCAGTACCAGAACGACGACGCAACTCGCCTCGCCGCCGCCGGTCTCGACCTCTCGGGTAAGACTGCCGGCCTTCAGGGTATGCTCTCTTCGGGGAACCTTCGCCTCAACGACCGCACTCAGGGTGCCAACGTTGATCTCGCCGCCGCTGGTCTCATCGGTCAGGGTGGTATGAACAAGAGTGCCCTCACGTCTGAGGCCCTTGGTCGCTTCGGGGACACCCTTGGTATGTCCGGTACGGCCTACGATCAGACGCAGGCCGGTAACAGTGACAGCCTCGCGATGGGTGACAAGGGGCAGGCTCAGAGGCAGGCTGAAATTCAGGCTCAGCTTACCAAGCTTGGCCTCCCCATGGACTTCGTTCAGCAGTACATGGCGACTGTCGGCGGGAACTATGGCTCCAAGGGCTTCAACACTGAGCTTACTGAGGGCAGCCCCGGCCTCCTTCAGATGGGCGCTGGCCTAGCAACGACCGCTGGTGGTCTCGGGTGGAGTCCCTTCGGATGAACTTTCTTCGTGATCTTTGGAGCGCCCTCACTGGCGTTCAACAGCCGGATATCTCTCCGCAGTTCAGTCCGCAGGGTATCCCCGTGGGTATCCTGTCGCAGCGTAACCCTCAGTACAAGGGTGGCCGGTCGGGTATCCTCTCCCCTGAGGAGACCTCTAAGCTTCAGTCCGACGTTCCTGACTTCAGGATCGAGCCCCGTGCTGCCACTCAGGCTCCTCGCCCGGTGGAACCCTCCAAGGCTCGGAACCCTCAGAATGGTCCGTTCCGTCTCCCCGAGAGCTACGTCAAGCGGCTCGGTCAGATTGAGAGCGGTTGGGACGGC